AAATTTAATTATTCAACATATCCAACTCTCATTTTTTAGATTTCATAATCGTATTGTAAGTGAATTGGCTGCCAATACTGAATTAACACCTGTAGAATTGGTATCTCAAGCAAAAAGAATAGTTTTGAATCATTATCAACATATGTTAATTCATGAATTTTTAAAAAAAATTTTTATGCCAGAAGAATTTAATAGAATATTTGTAAATGATTTTAATATTTTTGAATCAAGAATTTATGGCGAATCCCCAAAAATGCCCATTGAAGTTTCAGGAGCGATGTATAGATTTGGTCATTCTCTTGTTAGAGATGAATATTATCTAAACGAAAATGAAGAACTACCCATTTTTTCACTTAGAAAACCTCAAGACTTGAGAGGAATGAGACCTCTTCCTCCTGGATTACATTTAGATTGGCATCTTTTTGTGCCTACACAAAATTTTAATGGTTTTCAAGTAACTGAAAAAATAAATCCATATCTAGTTGATGCTTTATTTCAATTACCACTTGATAATAATGATAGTTTGGCAAGAAGAAATTTAGTTAGAGGTAATGTTTATCAATTACCATCTGGTCAATCTATTGCAAAGTATTTAGGTTTACCTTACCTTGATAATGCTAATCCAGATCCTAATTTTCACGTTAATATTTCTCTAGAACCAAATTTTGCCGTCGATAATGCTGCAGAACCAGAAATTTTACCAGAAACTTTAGTATATTTAAATAATACATTTGGAAGTGAAACACCATTGTGGTTTTACACATTAAGAGAAGCAGAAGTATTTGGAAATGGTAATTGTTTAGGCCCAGTTGCCAGTAGAGTTGTCGGGGAATTTTTCTATTCACTATTAAAAAAATCAACAACCTCTATTCTTAATAATCCTTTTACTCCTACTGTTGGTGAATATGGATGTGTTGAACAAGGAGTTTATTTATTATCTGATTGGTTAGCTTATTCTTTTAATTTACCAGTTAGAGATCCATTACTTCCTTTACCAACTGTTGAACAAAATAATTTACACCTTGACGTGGTATAATATATGACTCTAAGATCATATATATCATAAATATATTTTATATAATTATTTTTAACCCCGGATTAAAATAAGAACTCTGGATTAAAATAATTAACCCATACATCACCACGGATTAACTTTTTATAAGTCGGTGTTAAAAATTACAATCCATTTATTATGGCAACTAATATATGCGTTAGCTCCTCGTTTAAGAAGTACACCTGATGAAGCAATTCAAGATATATTGAATCCAATTGGTTCTTCACAAAAAGAATTTAAAAAAAATATTGGACATATTGAAAAAAAACGCATTAAATAAAATTTTATATAAATATTAAAAAATATAAACAAATATAATATCTAACAAATGGATTCAAACAATGATGAAATAACCTTAACCAACTTATACTCAAAAATTAAACTTGGTCAATGTGAAAATTCAACTTGTTCTAACGAAATAAAAAATTTGGAATCTGTTATTACTAATTATAACAAAAGGCAATATGAAGATAATTATAAATATTGGATTTGCGAATATACTTTTGACAAATCAAAAATTGAATTAGAAAAAAAACAATATTTTCGCAGACATATTTATTCGAATGGAGATTGTATTGAAATAAGACCGATATATTAGTTTTTTTTATATATGATTTTTTTAGCATTAAAATTTTTTTATATTAAATCTAAAAACATTACCAATTTTATAATATTCAAATCAAAAAATTTTATTAGTATTATGCATAGTTGGAACTTGTTCCAAACTAGAATACACTTGGTACTATATTTTTATATTGGATATACAGGTTAATTAAATGTTCCCGTAAATATTCGAAATTTGGACAATATCCTAGCAACAATGCATCCAAAGATACATGGACAGAATACAAATTTATGCTACCAAAATCTTTAACCCATATCAATCGCTTATTATCATGAATTCCATAATATCCACCTGCTAAACATGTTATTAAATCATTACATAATAATACTTTAAGAATTGAATCATAATCCATTCGGAATGTGGGCAAATCTGGATTAGGTAATTTAGACAATTGTCCTTGTTCAACAAATTTATCAATTTGTTCAAATCCTGGATCCGTTTTATCTTCATAAATGTATATCAACTCTATCAGTTCCTTATTACCGTTATAAAATTGTTCAAATGATTCAGGGAATAGCTCTGGTCCTGATTCATCTGCTACCAATTTAGTCCCACGTACCCAATAAGTTGTGGTATTCAAATCCATTGTAATCCAAGTTCCATCGGTAAATATGTATTTTAGTTTAAATAGAGTTTGAAATTGTTTAACAGATTCTAAATCAGTTGAACTCAATTTATACAAGTATCTATTGAAAAAAGGAATTTGAGGTTCCAGATGATATTTATATTTTGAATCCAATTTAATTTTTTTGTTAGATTGGTATGATTCTGAATTTTCCATTTGATATATTTTTAACGAATTTATTATTTTTATTTACTATTAAATAACAAAATCAATTTTTTATAAAAATTGAAATTAAATTTATTTAGATTATGATATCAATTTATACTATAATTATATTATTTACAATTTAATAAGGTAATTATGGATGATTGTTTTATATGTTGTAGTTTGGATGGGAAATCAACTCAAGAAAAGCTTATGGAAATTACATTCAATAAAAAAACTCATTCATATCCTCTTGTCAAATTATCTCAGGCTTATGGGTGTGGATGTGTTGGAAATATGGCCCATAATAAATGTTTGCTGGGAATAAATAAATGTCCCACTTGTAGAAAACAAGTACCCAAACCTAATTTATATGTGCAAACTTGTTACGATTATTGGTTTGGGATTATTTTTATTCAAATTAAAAAAAATCCTCGACTAATTTATTGGACAAAGATTTTTGGACTAATCGGGATGATGATATTATTTGGTTTGGGATGGCTAATTGACAAAAAGTTCATTCTGATTCAAACCCAACCAACATATTCGACTCATATTACAATGGGTCTGTTGATTTTAATTCAGTTTATAGGAGCAATTTGTTTTATAATGGATGATTATTTCAAAAAATACTGGTTATATGACGAAAAAAATAATCGAATTTGTTCATTATGATTTATATATATTCAATCATTAAAATTTGGAGTTAAAAAAAATTCTGGATTTGTTTTTAATTTTTGATGTGCATCCAAATAACCAAATACCAATCCAAACCATCCAGTAAATATTATCGCAATAATTGTTTTGATTGGATTTGGCAAATTTAAAGTAATTTTGGAGAATTCCAACCAACATAAAAACACCATCCCAATATATCCTGCCAATATTATCAATTCTATCCAAGTCCTTATTTCTGGATTATCTCGTATAATTAGGATATGTTTTTGATACCAAGGAAATTTGATTTGATTTTTTAATTCAGGTTTATTGGTACATCCAGGACATTTTACCAAAAGTTTGGTGCTATCTAGTAATAAAACACAACATTGACACTGAGAAAAATGTTTATTCATTTGTCATTAGTCATTAATTATTATATCTTATTTTTGTTTAATTTATCTAATTATTTTTATATCAATTTTTTTTATATAAAAAATACATATTATTTTTTTTTATTTTGATAATTATTTTACATAGTTAATTCCATTATTGCATTTACAATGTCCAAATCATTATTTATTAAGGCTCTAATAGATACTTCTCTTGAAGTTCCTGTTTCTGCCATTACCAATTCTACATCTGCTATGGGAATTGTGCTTATAAACTCTTGTGGGTTGTCATTTTGAAAAACTGAATAGGAATTTGAATTTGGTGTGTAAATCCAACTAATTGGGTTAGAACTTGATATATTATTTTGTGAATCAGATTCTATGGAATTTATACTCCAGTTTATAGGAACACTTAACACGGTTCTAATATCATATTCCTCAATCCTATAATTTCCAGAGTATCTTCTTGATAATAATTCCAATTCTTCTTCTCTTGTTGGATATAGTGATGCATAATCCATTACAACTACTCCATTAGTATGAGCATAAGCTGCTGGTGGATTAGGTCTATAAATGAAAGCTCCTACATCTTCAGCTCTTAAAACATATCTTGGATTTTGTCCAATCCTTAATTGTTGGTATTCGGATTCGGATTCAAATTCATTTGTTTCTTGATTATATTTGGTACATTCGATTCTACAAACTGGACAAGATTTATTTTTTCCCAACCATTTTCCAACACATTCCATATGAAAACAATGAGAACAACCCAATTGACAAATTGATTTGGTTTTTTCATTTAGTTCAAGTTCAAGTTCAAGTTCATTTGATTCTTTATCTGGGTTTGATTCTTTATCTGGGTTTGATTCTTTATCTGGGTTTGATTCTACATTAAAAAATTCATCAAAACAAATTGGACAAGTTTCCTGGGCTAAAATATCTGATTCGGATGGTATTTTAGTGTATTTTTTGGCCAAATTTATATAATTGTCCATTGTTTCTTCTGGTGATGTATTATCATTACTATCATATTCTCCTTGTGATAGTTCAAATAATGAATTCAAATCTTCATTAAATCTATCTGTTGGCATTAAATTATTATATTGATATGTATATTCTGTTAACAATCTCATTAATCTTCCAATATGTTGCCTACCCCTACTTTCATTACCTAAATTACTTCCTTGTTCTATAGATCGAGATGATACATTATTATTAACAGGTTCTGATAAATCTGATAATACTTCAGTGGATTCAGATTGAGTTTGACTTTGGATTGGTTCTAAAAAGCCCATTAAATTTTCATTGTGAAATGAAATATTGGGTTGTGAATTAGATTCCATATTGTTCTAAAGTATTGGGTACTTTATTACAAGTTGACTATATAATATTACATATAATCAATATGTGTATATTTTCAATTTTTTCCTTCTATTATCCATTTAATATATATAAAATAATCAAGTAAAACAATTAGATTAATTATAAACCAAATTAATTTGTAAATCATCACAAATTTTTTTAATAATCCCTATTTCTTTGTAAAAAATTTTATCTTGGTCCAAAATTGCAACCATTTTGATAAAATTTGTATTAGTTGGTCTAAATTTCCAAACCAAACTAACCAATTCTTCATAATCTAATGATTTTATAAACATATGCGAATAAAAACAATTTAACAAGACCATTCCAACTGATTCAGGATCTATTTCAAAACCTTCAACCAAATGATGTGGTGATAACAAATATATTTGGATTCCATCACACACCATACAATTTTGTTTTAATTTAGTGATTTTATTTTGAGAATATTCACAAAGTAAATTTCCAATTTTATTGGTAGTATCTTGTTCTTTAGGTACAATAATAACGATTGGTTTTGAACTTATCTCAATCTGATTATAAATCATATCTAATATCCATTTGATACGAATTTCACAATTGGAAATTCTGTTTTTAATGATACTTTTGGCAATATGAACTTTACGTTTATCAACATTATCCAATTCATCAGTTAAAATACATTTATCACATTTACAAGAAAAGTTTTCAAATTCTACAAATGATTTGGAATTTGTAAAATTATATGTGGGAAAATTATATTTTAGACTAAGGTTTTCTTGTTGATGTTGTTTTTTACTTTGTAAATTGTGAAATTTTTTGTAAATTTGTTTAGAATAAAAATTATCAATCATATGTGTTAATTCTGATGTGTTACTCATAGTACTATTACAATTATAGTGAATGTAATAAATTGGTTTTTATATGTTTATTATTTTTCAATTTTTATTAGTTAAAAATAATATTTATAAAAATATTATTTCAAGTAACTTTATTAATTTTGATTTTCACAATATCTTGTTTCAAAAGGATGTGCTAACATATATGAAACTGAATCTGCGTATTCTTGGGCTTTCTTTGGATTAGCATATCCTCTGGCTTTATAATATTCATCTGCTTGGGGGTTTGTTGTTGCATATCCAAAAGAATTTAAATCAGAATTAATATTTAAATAACTTGGTTCAAAATCTGGAACTAGAGAATTTGATAATGCTTTAGATAATGGGGATGGATTTGAAGTAGATTGTTGGGAAAAATCCATATTATTTCCAATATTTACATACGGGCCCATAGTATCAAAATTTTCTTTACATTCATTTTCATTTAAATATTCATTAATGATATTTTGGGAATTTGATTGTCCAGATTGACCAGATTGACCAGATTGACCAGATTGACCAGATTGACCAGATTGACCAGATTGACCAGATTGACCAGATTGACCAGATTGACCAGATTGACCTGATTGACCAGGTAATATCATTTGACCTATTGAATCAAAAAAACCATTTGAGTTTGGTTGAGCTTGGGGTTGGGTTTGGGATTGAGATTGGGTATTTGGTAAAATTAATTGACTTAATGAATCAAAAAATCTATTATAATTTGGTATTTGTTGTGGTTGAGGTTGTGGTTGTGGTTGAGGTTGTGGTTGAGATTGAGGTTGAGGTTGAGGTTGAGGTTGAGATTGAGGTTGTGGTTGAGATTTAGGTTGGGATATGTTATTATTTGGTAAATAATAAACTAAAATAAGAACGATAACTATTAAAAAAAATGTTTGATTGTTCATTTTAATATATAATATTATTACCCAATATAAAAAATATTCAATAAAAAAATTTATATATTATTTTTTTCCATAAAAATAAAAAGAATGATTAATTTATTTTTCAGCTAATTTTCCTTCACAATCATAAACTAAATTAACATCATAATTTGCTTTTTTAAGCTCCAGAACTTGTGAAATTAATACGTTATATCTAAAATCTAAATCAGAAGTATTTTCTGAAATGAAATCTTTATCCACAATCATATTTAATATTTTTCTCATATAAGCAATAACTGCATCAATTTGATTTGGAATCCAAGTTGTTATAGGTGTTCCTCCAGTAGCAACATTATATTTGGTATTGGCCATAATATATTTTTGTACAAACATCCAATGTCCATTTCTAAAATTATGTACTTCTTCTAATATTTTATATAATAATTTTAATTCTAAATCACTTAAATCTATTAAATTCATATAATTATGTTCTAAATCGGATAAAAAATTTTGAACAGGTTTTGGTCTGTAAGATCTCATGTCTAATAAATATTGTGTTAGGATATTATCTGGATAATATTTAAATAATCCCGTAAAAATATCAACTGTTGGTATAATATCATCTTGAGAACCTGATTGACCCCTATAGGTTCTTAATTCCACATTAGAAGAACCTTCATATTTAACCCCAGGACCAAAAATATCTGTATTACCTTTAATTCCCATAATAAATGCTCTAAAATTATTATAATTTGAAGGATTTGAAGCAGCCCACATTGTTTTTCTTCTTTCATTAATTATTTTCATTGTGTTTAAAATTAATTCTAAACCAACTTGTTTAGTTCCTTCATTAAACAATTTAATTCCTTTAATTAAATTAGGTGAATGAGAATTAATATCAACATGAACCATAATAAATCCGGTCTCATCTGTAGTTCCTGAAAATTTACAAGCCATATCTAAATTAGTATATTCAAATCCTCCTGAAGGATCTTTTTTAACCCAATTACCCAAACTATAAGCATAATGATAATCTAACCAAGGATAAACATCTAATTTTGATGCAACCCATTCAAGTGGTTGGGTTAATTGAGAAGGAAGAATATTTCTTCCAACACCATATTTACCGTTAGATTTATTTTTGTGTGAAGGTTCTAATAAATAAGCTGAAGTTAAAAATGTATACGCTCGATATAATGCTTGAATTATAAATATATCAGTTTCTTGTTTTACTAAATCAATTTTATTTTCCAAATAAGTAATAGTCGACTCTAATAAATCCCCATTTGATATTAATTCAGGTAAATTTGAAATAATAGATTGAATATCATCATATCTATCAGGCAATTTTGCTAATGGTGCTTTTATAGGCAAAAAACCATTAGATTCATCAATTGAAAAAAAGTTATCTGTATAAGGGAAGTTCATTATATTAATAATAAATTATACTCTCTAAACTATTTAATTATTTTTTCAATTTTTTATTCGTTTAAAACTCATATAAAAATATATATAATAATATTTCTTCCTTTATAAAAAAAAAATATATAACTTATTTTATAATATATTATGATTTATTTTTCCAAAAACCCAATTAGTGCATTTTTAAAAGCAATAATGTCTGTAATTAAATCAATATTAACAAATTTAAAATATTGTTTAGATATTAAAAAAATGTTTAAAATGTTAATGTGTCTTAGTGTTATGTATATAGTTATTTTTCCTTTATTAAAATTTATTGGTAAATTATTTAAAAATAAAAAAAATAACAATAGTGATTCTAGTTCTTCTACTTCTTTTGTAAATAAAAAAAAATTTAGAACTATTACTTCTGAATCTTCTTGTTCAGCCTGTAAACATAACTCATCTAAATCATCTAGCAAATCTAGTGATTCTGGTTCATCTAAATCAACCCATATTAATAAAAGAGAAGTTGAAAATGTATTAAGAAAATTTAAAATTACCGCTTAAATTTAATTTAATTTAATTTATTTACCATCATATATAAAATTTTTTTCCAAATTTTATATATAGAAAATAAAAATGATAAAAACATCAATATTAGATATTTTAAAAAGTAATAGTTTTAATTGTTTTATTGAGTATATATTTATTTTACCTTTATTATATTTAATTCAATTTGATTATACCAAATATAATTACATTGCTCTTTTTGTATCTGTATTTATTTTGATTAAAAACATAATTGTATTAAATATAACTGGTATGTTTAAAAAAAAATATATTCTTAATAATAAAATACCTTATTTATTAATTTATAAATTAGTTAAAATGTTTATAGGTATAATTTTTTTCTTTTTCCAATATAAATCTAAATTATTAGTTAAATATAATATTTGGATTGCTAATTTGTATTATTTGGGATATTTCATTAAATTTATATCTGGTAAATATTCCATTAATTCAGTTATCAAATTATACAACTAAATTATTGGTTAAAAAAAATATTTAAAAAAAAAATTATCCGTGAAATTTTATAAATTCTTCATCTCGATTAAATTTTTCAGTTAAAATTTTAACAATTTCATCTCTTTTATCACCACTAAAAACATAGACTTTATTTGTTTTATCATAATCCTCTACAATTTTATGACTTCCACTAATCCCAATCTTTTTAACTAATTTCATAAATTCTTTTGATTCTTCATCAGTTTTAAAAATTAATCCCTGTATAATGACATCACATTTTCTTGTCCCACGCGAAATTCTATGTAAGTGAATTTCATTAATATATTTATTTTCTAAATCAGTTTCCGGATTATAAAATTCTTCTCCAAAATTATTCATTGTTAATAATAAATTTATATATATATATTATGTATATATATATTAATATGTTTTCAATTTTTTTTACACCTTTGGACATTTCAAATGCCGATTATATTTAACTAAATGCGTTTCCAATTAAATAATAATAACTATTTGTTTCTAATATATAACTTCTATAGTTACAATCAAAGACGCACTGAAATAAGTTATATAATCCACCAAATTTTTCATCGTATGGAAATAACTTATGAATTAATTTATTGTGTTCATTACAATCTAAATCAAAAGTTGTGTTTAATTCACAACAAAATAATTTCATAATTAAATTTCCGTCATAGAAATCATTTAAATTTGTCAAATCACTTTCTACAATAGATTTTTTTAGGTGTTTTACTTGCGGAGGAATTACCCATGTTTGATACGATTTTGTTGTCATAATTTTATTAAAAATATAATTAGAATATTCAACAATTGAATCAAATTTGTGTTTTTTTTTACTAGTTGCAAAAATAACAAATGAAAATTCAGAATTAAAGTTATTTATGTATTTATTTGTTTTTTTAAGTTTTTTTTGCCCATTTACACCAGTTGAAACGCTAATTTCTAAAAAAGGAATATCATCTGTAACATCTTTCAGCACTTTTAGCATTGGTAATATTATAATATATGTTAAATCTTTAAATAGGTGTAAAAAATTGATTTATTAAATTAATATTACATCTTTTTCGGTGAAATTCGGGACATTTTTATAAAAATATAATTAAATTAATTTAAAGAAATAAAACCATGATAAATTATGAATATGAATTGAAGCCTTACAATAATGATTATTCATCCTAAATG